AGATTGCTGTCTACCATCGCACGGACAGCTGTATCTTGATCCATATTTCTGATAATAACCGGAACCTCTTTAAGACCAGCAAGTTGTGCCGCATGTCTCCTTCTGTGACCGGCGATGATTTCATATTCACCATCACCCAGCGGTCGTACCAGTAATGCTGTAAGAATTCCCTCTTCTTTCACACTTTCCACCAGTTCCGCCATTGCCTCATCATCATTTACTTGAAATGGATGGTTCTCGAAAGAATGTAAATGCTCAAGTGAAACCTGCTGGATATCGTTCGTTTCTTCTCCTCCTCCAAGTAATTCATCAGCAGTCGCATATGGCGAGAGAGCTCTGATAATATTTTTACTATAGTAATTCATGCCATCGTTAAGCATTTCTGTGCCTTCTTTGTTTTTTCCTTCCTGGACCAACTTTCTGGCTCTAAGAACATAACTTTGCATACGTTTTTCTTTAATCTTTCTCATCGTTTTACCGCCTTTATCTTTTTTCTCAAACGTTCAGCGTGTTCATTTGTTACGATATAGTTTTCGCACTGTTTACATCTCATGTCTTTATTTTTTAAGTCCCCATCATAGTATCGACATTCCTCGCAAACATAGCAAAATATCTTTGCTTCTCCTGCCATTTTGTCTGAACTGTACAGATTATTCGCACAATGACCACAAAGACAGCCAGCGCAAGGAAAAGCATAATCATCCCGACTCATAAGTTTCTTGAGAGCATTTTTATATCCTCAAAATAGAAAATCCATTTATCTGGTTCTGATGCCTGTTTTGGAAAATCCTTCCAGTGTTCGTATGCTTTTAGCAGCAGGCAATCAATGGCATAATTTTCTATATTCTTCTCTGTCTTTAGCCATACACAGTGCTCTCTGCAGTAATCTTTAATCGTCTTCAACAATTCCGCTTTTCCGGCGATTTCAATAAACTCTTTTATCAATGGATAATAGTTAATATCTTCGATATTCCCAAATTGTGTTTTCTTGAAACTTATTCCTCGATACTGTTTACGGCCTGTCCAATCTTTTCCGATAAATTCAGTTCTGAAATTATTACTTGTGGGCTTAAATTCCTCGACCTTGCATACAAAGCTACATGTTTGATACATTTTTGTCTCCCTTATATGGCTGTGGCTTTTCTTTCCACGCTATGACTTTTGCATTCAGAATCCGCATTTCCAATTTCCACCTTCCGTCTACCGTATGAGCAACTTCGGTATGGCGTTCCCCATTATCGTATTCAACAGTAACGAGCACATTTCGAGAGACTTTCTCGAACATTCCTGTTTTCCATTTATTCGTTCCTTTGAACTTTGCAAACATTGAATCTCGTTCAACCGGCATCTCGTCATTAACCCGTATCCAGTCAGATTCGTCTAAGTTGTCCAAATCAGTGATAAGCAGATCCACTGCTGTAAGCAAGTTCGTATGAGAATACCATGCTCTATCCTTATTACTCAAAAGTTCCTGTTTGAATTGGTACAATCTATTTCTGATAATGCTCATTCTCTCGCCTACGTTTCTTTTAGTTCCTCCTGCAACTTATTGTCAATAGTGGCGAATCATAGGAATCGATTCCATATCAATTATCCTCATCTTCTACCTCCAGTTTTCTCAAATCGTCAACCAACCAGCTTTCGTCTTCTGCTTCAATGAAATCAAACTTTGCAATTGTTATGCCTTCTAAATACAAATATTTGAAGTTACTTCCGTACATAGAGTCAACTTTTCTAGCAAGATATAGTTGCCCTTTTCCATTTCTCAGCATGTAACTCCACGAAGGATCCAGTGCCTCAATAAAACTCTTTTCGGTTTTCGTGAGTTTAGGCTTTTCATACCACTCCAAATCATCTTGCAATTGTTCAATCATACTTAAAACATCGTTCGCAAGAATCATCTGGTCATCATCTGCGAATTTCTTCACTTGTATATGATAATTTAATAATCTGTCTTTTAACCGGCTCATACTTCTTCCTCCGATTCGCTCAGTTCCGCCTGCAACAGATCATCAATTACCGGAAGAATCAGTTTAGGTGCCATCATCATATGAATCTGTGTCGGAGCATTAACAATTTTGAAACACATATCAATATATACCTGCTTTGCTGTCATTCCATCTTTGTACGTATTTACTTTTTCTTTGTTTTGCTGGTAAATAGGGAGTATTCGGCATTTCTCAGCTACTTCATGAATTAACTTCTTTGATTCCTCCGAGAATTCAACAGTACCATCGTCTTTCGTCTGAACCAATTCTAATATCTTAATAATTTTTTCTTCCATAACGCCATTTCCTCCTTGCTTCTACTCTTTTCATGCGATGAACTTCATTTTCCAAGGTATTCACCTGTTTCTGCAGGTCATCCACATCGACCAACAGGTAAAAATCCGGCTGGACCAGTCTGGTCGGGCCTACATTCATATTCATCTCTTTGTGCAATTCCTTGCACTTGTTTTCTCTCTCATGCACTGCTTTATATACTTTCATCATCCACACCTCTCAAGAATTTCTCTGCAAACCCGGTCATATTCCAAAAGCAATGTAAGATCTTTCGTTCGGCTCAGTGGCCGGTCTACAACTTCAGCGTAAAACTCTTTCTTGATCATCTGTCCATAGCTCGCAGAATTATAAACGTCCTGCTTTTTGCAGCTGATCAATTCAGCTACTTCGGATCCAGTGATGGAGTACTCCACCACTGTCCCATTCCTTTTGCATAAGTTATATAACGCCTTCGCCATATTAATCACCCGTAATAAATTTCGCTGCATCCATCATCGGAAAACTCAACTTCTTCCAGTTCCCAACCATCTCGCTGGAATTCTCCTCGATATGCTTTTTCGTAATGGTTTTTTACGATTTTTTCAGCCTCTTGCATGTCTTTTGCTTTAACAATTCCGACTGTAGTTTCGCATCGGAATCCATCATGCTGATAATATCTATACAAATTCATTTATTTCATCCCCTTTCAGCTGTGCGTGGCAATAAAGTTTTCCATCGCCCATCTGTTTCCAGTAGCAGCCACCTGTGCTCTGGTTCGCTCATACGGGCTGAGAGTTCTTGCAGGTATTCTCCTGGTTCCTTCTGCCGGAAGAAGTCCCTTCCGGCGAAGATTTGCAAGTTCCTCTGGTGTTGCGTCTTTGATATCTTTCACTGATACAATCTCAATCATATTTAAACCTCCCTTATCGCAACCGGAAGCACCATGGCTTTCATGTCGCTATCCTCTGCTTCCACGATCATCGGTGTTCTTGGACTTGTGAAGCCCAGCGAAATATTGTCGCAGGTAAATGCCTTTAGTGTTTCCAGGACCAGTCTTGAATCAAATCCCAATCGTATGGATTTGCATACGGTTTCCTGGAGCGGCACCTGTTCCTGATAGTCTGCCAACTTATCCCGAATACTGATATTCAGCACATCGTCTTCTATCTGGAATACTGCCGGCTGTTTTTCCTCTGTACACATCTTTGCTCTGGTCATTGCTCCGATCAACGCGGTTCGTGATGCACATGTATTAATCTCGCCTTCGGTAAACATTTTCTGGTAAGCAAAGTATTTTCCTTCAATCAGTCTTGTGTAAACGGTATATTCATCAGACTTGAATACCGCACTGTTTTTGGTATATGTAAGAGTCACATCATCAATCACGCCCATGGAGATCAACTTCTTGGCAGTTGCCTTCGGCACGATCAGCTTCATATCCTTTGCGCCTTCTGCTTTAACGGAGTCTACTGCGATCACATGCCCGTCCAGTGCGGCAAGTGATACTCCGCTGTCCGTACCCTCGAAATAAATTCCGGTCATCTGCGCGTTCGCACCGCCGTCAGCTGCTGCATAAATAACATGACTTATAGCCTCCATGATCTTTTTACCATTCAATTCCACTCCATCGGCTTCCGGATCCTCTGTAATATCAAAATTGAATTCTTCCGGAGGATAACTCTGGTATTTATTTTTAATTGCTCCTATCTTGATCATAACTACATTCTTGTCGGTTGCGCTGATGTCGATTTCTCCATCCGGTAGATTTTTGATCAAGTCAAAGGCTTTCATTGGAATAATAAAATAACTGCCTTCTGAGGCCTCTAATTTGACCTTCATTGTAATCTCGGAGTTGGAGGCGATTAAATACCCGTCCTTTACCAGAATCCCTCCCAGAGCCGGAAACTGGTCGTTCTTCTGCACAATACTTTTTAATTTATCAATAACTCTGGCGATCTCATACTTCTGTACTTTCATCTTCATTCCTTTCCCGGAGAACAATACCATCGAGGTACTTCACCACTCCGTTTGAATATTTGATCCTGTAAGGTTCCAGTTCTTCCCGGTTCATGTACTTGTGTCCGTAAATCTTCTTCATATCCCGAAATACCACCCACGGAACCCGGTAGAATTCTTTAAATTCCAGAGATACAACCAAAAAACACATTGCCCCAAGCTTCATATACCTTTCAAAGCACGCCTGCTGTTCAGTGGTTACTACGTCCCTGCTAATCTTATCTTTGTCCGTATGCTTTGCATCAAACAAGATCATGGTTGAATCCATGAGAATTCCTTTGAAATCAGGCTGAGCCTGTTTAGTGAAACAGCAGATGAACTGCCCTCTGTTTCTGTCCATTGCCTTCAGTACCTTAAATGCTTCCGGAGTTTTATCAACTGCTGCAATTCCTCTTTCTTCATAGAATCTGGATGCCGCAATTATCATTCCCTCAAAATGTTCCCCGTTAGATCTGCTCTGCAGACCTCTTATCGAACGCTTATAAGTATCCATTTTCTTCCGCTACCTTTATGAGTTTGTTTATTGTTACTGCTCCAATTCCCGGAATCTTATTCAGCTGAAGGAATGCGATAAACTCCTTTGCTCCCTCTCCGGTTTTTGGAACACTGGCTTTTCCACAATTAAAGCCCTCACTTCGTGCTTTTTCCACACGATCTTCCACATAATGCACAAGCTGTTCGTCTGTCTTCTTTCTCATTTCCACAGCTTTTTTATGAATAAGGTTTTCATCAGTTGTTCTTCTACAGCTTCTCTTTGCCATCTTCAATCTCCTTTTTATTTTCCAGGTCCGGCACCGGTATATTGTGACTAGTCAGCCATTTCGCAAAGCAGGAATGACACATATGGCCAAACGATGTCGCCTTGCCGCCCCTGACCGCTCTTGCTGTCAAGGTAACCATCTTGTTTTTATCTTCTGTCTTTCCGCACAACATACAGTTGCCACTGAGTTTTTTATTGACTTTCTCGCTTCTTTTTCGAATCTGCAGTTCCTTCGGATAATCCCTGCGCATATTCTTCTCGCCAACTATCGGAATCAGGCTGTCTTTCATAAATACCGGTATCCCGTTGTAATCAGCTTCTACAACGATTCTCTTGATCCATTCGAATTCAGGAATCACTTTCTCTTTCCTGTGTCCTGTCTCGGCACCGATGATTATCCAGTTCAAATATTTCAGTGCAGAAATGTTTTCATCTATATCTTCGAGCAATGGCTCTATACTAGCGAAAGTGTTTAACAGGCTTGGAAGCTGGTATATCCGTTCCATGTCCTCACTATTCGTCACAGTTGTTCCGTACCACATATTCCCTTTCCCAGAAGGCACACCGTACTGGGTGTACCTTTTCGGATTCTTTGTGAGAAACAGGTAATTGTGCTGAGGATGTTTTGCACAAGCGTAAAGGACATCCTCTATCCAACTGTCAGGAATCCACTCTCCAAATATGTCTGCCATTGCTCCAACAAATATATTTTGCCCCTGTTTCAGTTTGTCCAGTGTGTCATATCTGTATATGTGCAATGTCGGTTCAAACCCAAATGGATATATGACAGGCTTTCCATCCTCATTCATGAACGGTTCATCCAGGACAAACAGATCTCCCTCCATTCGATATTGGTCTGTCTGGACCATATTTCTTTTCATATTTCCGCAAAAACGGAGTGACATCTTGTCAGCGTAGCAGTAAGAACAGCCATGCCGACAACCGGTAATTGGATTCCATGTATGATCGCACCATTCGATACCGCTCTTATTCATTGGCCAGCCTCCTTCCTGCATGTTCAAGGATTTTTTCTTCTTCCCACTTCACTTCGGAGAAGTCAATCTTCTGTCCACACTCGCTACAATATTTCGGTTGAAAGTTCGGCCCCGCATTCAACACATGATTACATCTAGGACAATAACAAGGCTTATGCTCCACATATGTGAATCCGTATTTCCGGTAAACTTCCGTTCTTACAACTGGTTTTCGTGCTATGAATTTCATCACTCCACCTTCTCTCCATACTCGATCACGTATTCGTACTGAGCTGATTTTCTGTTTTCGCCTCCGGGAATTTCTTTCCTGACAATCTGGACTGCATATCCTGCTTTTGCCAGCATGGAAACCATCTGCAATCGGTCTTCTTCGTTCCACTGAACGCTTCCTTTTCGAATACTTCTGATGCTCTGCTTCGCCATTATCCGCACTTCCTTTCCATCTTTTCTTCTCGTTCTTTCATCAGCTTCTCAAATGCAGCTACAAAAGCTTTTACCGATGCCGGCATCCCACAGTTGTGACTTCCCCTACACTGGATCACGCGACCATTGTTATATTCCATTGTGAAATATGGTGTATCGGGTTCTTCCTCTCTGCGCACAAAGAAGATGTGTGTCTGCCCTTTGGCCACTCGGTCAACGTAAGTTCCAACGCAATGATGGAGGGCAGCTCCTTCGTTCTTGATTTCCTGTGCATCTCTTGGCACTCTCAATATCAATCCTTTTCCCTTTATCAGGAAAGCATTATCTATGCCGGCATTCTCTTTGAGCATTTCCTCCAGAAGTTTTTTCATAACCTCAGCTTCCCGTTTTATCCGTTCTTCTTCCTGCCGTTTCTTTTCTGCGGCCTTTTTATCCTGTACTGCCTGATATTCCGCAGCTGTCCGATCATGTACTTTCTTGAAATTCTTCGGAAAATAGAAGAACATATTGTTGAGATCATATTTCAGTTCTTTGCACCAGTTCAAATAATCAAGCCAGTCCTTAGCGCAATTCTGCAGACGTTCTTCTCTGATATCCGGTCTTTCTTTACGCTGCATATAGGAATATCGCCAACATTGGCCGCTCTCTCCCACGCGATAATCAGCACCTTCGCGTTCAATATATCTGCAGATCTTATGGATGGTCGATTTCCTGTTCTCCTTCCGGATCAGCGTTGTGTTGCATCCAAAAATTTTATAGAACCGTTCCAGTTCTTCCGCTTTCAGGTTGTATCCCGAGCTTTGTGCTTCCTGTAATAATCTCAGTTCATCAATGTTTCCATCAATAGACTGCAGTACTCGTGTGTTCTCCTTTGTAAGGCCAAGGATTTCAAATATTGTTTTTCCATTTTTTCTAAGTCCCCTGACCCCATTCCGGCTTTCAGATTCAAAGGCACCATCGTGATACTCATTGATTAGATGCGCGGCCAGTTTATACAGACCCATTTTTATAAACCATTCAAGCTGTGGAAACTCCCTGTATCTGTTGATTGCCTTTGCATAATGTATCTGTTCACTCGGTCTATTCTCTGACAAAATTTCCAATGCCGAATATTTCATTGGAGTGTCTTTCCATGCTTCCGGCAGGTTTCCCGGATATAAGGTGCAGTATGAACTTTCTCTGTACCCTTCATCTGTACACCACCGTACAATACCGGTCTGTTTATATTCCCTGTATTCATAACTGCTGGTGTATGGAGTTCCGTTTGGTGCAAATTTGTAAAACGTCCTTACAATCTCAAATAATCCATCATTTATCTTTCCATCCGGCTTTACTTCTCTGTGTGCTGTAAAATACCGCCACAGAAACCCCTCTTCTCTTGGCTCAATAAATGAAACAATCCTCCTGTCATATATATGTGCCGGCATCCTGCCTCTGGCTTTAATAGTGACCGAGCTTCCGCAAAGGGGGCATATCCCCTTCTCGTTATTTCTTAACCGAATTTTCGTTCTGTCTACCCGTGTCACCCCATTACAATGAGTGCAATGCACCAGAGCCTCATTCTTTGATCTTGTTGAGTAAATCAGATATCTGCTGAATGACATCGCCTTTTCTGATACCCAGTTTTTGAATTCATCAGGGATTTCTTTAACCGTTTCCATAAGTGCATCAATTGGATTGGTTTCTTTAGCATGTCTTTCATCAAGCCGTTTTTGTCTGACCATGTCCTGAAAGCGTGTCACAGCTGTCCAGTCTCTTACATCTTTCTCTGTGCTCCATTCCTTGAAAAAGCTACGCATACGGTCAATGTCGGCATCCGTCCAGAAGAACATGTTCGGTGTCCATCTGCCTGTACTTTCTTTGTAATCCCAATGATGCTCATAAAGACTGATATCATACATTCTGTCATAGGCCGCGGTCAGCCATTTCACCTTTTCAGTGGTCAGATCCTGTGATATGTAATCGTTCTTTGAGAAAAATGTTCTTAACTGAGCGCTCTTTTCTCCTTTTTTCAAATTCCGGATTGGATAGAATGTCACCATCAAAAGATCTTTTTCGATATCTTTGGTCGTTACAATATGTGTACCGGCAGCTCGTTCTGAAAACCTGACCATTTCGTCCGTAGCTTCCTCTCTCGGAATCTTCGCCAATTTTCTCTTTTCCATGCGACAGCCTCCTACAGAAGATCGAACAATGACATCTGGCCAGACAGTTCGCTGCTTTTGGTACTGGTTTTTTCAGTTTTCCGCTGCTTAGAAGCAGCATTTTTTTTCACTGGCTTTTCAGAAATCTGAGGTTTATCTTTTGTTTTCTGTGATTTTTTCTCATTATCTGTGATTTTTTGGGTAGTTTTTGTAGGTGTAACCGTTTCTTTTGTTATCACAGGCTTTTTGCCTTTTTCCTTTTTCACAGGCTTTTTGCCTTTTTCCTTTTTAACAGATTTCGGCTTTTCATATTTGTGGTAATAATCCTCAGCCCATTCATATACAATCTGGTCTTCAACTGCCGCGGATCTACCATTCGACTGCTTTCTAGCCTGTTCAACAATATAGCTAAAGCACTTGTTCCAGGTCTTTCCCTCCTGCATCACATCTTCAGCAAGTCCCTGATCCTCTTCGCATCTTTTCATCAGGTAAGTAATGACCGGATCCGCAAAGTTCTTCTGAGTTGCTTTTTTCTTTTCTGCTTCCAGTTTTTCTCTAGCTTTCTGCTTTACCGGCTTTGCATTTTCAGCTTCTGCCACTTCGACTTCTTCCTTTGTCGGAGCCGGAATCCCGGAAACAATATCAGCAAGAGAAGCTTTTCCCATTGGAACTGTATCCTCTTCCTTTGTTTCATTGCCTCCCTGATCCTCTAATTTGCCCTCCGTCGTTTTCTCTTCCTGCTCCCC